ATGCCGGTGTAGGGCGTCGCCTCCTGGCCCGCAGCGGCGCCGGTGGCACCGAGGCGGATCGAGAGCGTCTGCCCGGCCGCGAGCGTCACGTCGAGACTGCGGGCGACGAAGCTGGTGCTCGTCGTGCTCCATTCCTGCAGCACGGTGTCATCGCGCATCACCGCCGCATACTGGGTGCCGTAAGAATTGCCCCGCGCCTGTTCGAAGGCGATGCGCAGACCACAGGACCGCGTCGCGGTGAGCGCGGTCTCGCCGAGCATGTGCTGGTAGAGCGTGCCGCCGCCGGCCTTCGAGAGCGAGATCGTCGAGGTGGCGTTGCCACCCGAACAGTGCTTGAGGACCACCGTACTCTCCGCCACCGTCGCCGCCATGGCGGAGGCGAGCAGATCGGAGGCGCCGGCGGCCAGGGCCGCGATCGCCTCGGCCACAAGCAGCGGCGTCATCAGCACCGTGTTGCTGGTGCCCGCCTGCGCTTCGGCCGCGCTTGCGAGCGGAAGCGTGGCACCGGCGCCGAGCCCGAGCGCGGTCCGCTGCGCCGCCGCCGTTGCCGCCGCGAGGAGCGCCCGCCCCGCGGCCGAGGAGCCGGCAAGCTCGAAGCCCGCAGGCCCGAGTGTTCCAATGGCGATCCAGCCCGCGTTCAGCGCATCGCGGATCCGCAGCACCGGGTCAGTGCCGGCGGCATCGACCCAGAGCTGTCCGGCCGTGGTCGTGGCCGGCGCCGTGACCCCGTAAGCGCAGGACTGGAGCGCGGCCAGGATCAGGTTCAGCTCGGCGCGGAACTGCGCGCCGGACTGGTTGGCGAGATTGTAGTCGACCATCAGGGAACCTCTTCGGCATGGATGCGCAGCCTTGTGAGCAGCAGGTTGTAATCGGGACTGGCGGAGGTGAGCCGAAGAAGATGACCGGCCGCAGGGTGCGGTCGGCGAGGGCCGCGGCGAAGTCAGGCGTGAGATTGCGGCTCATAGCGCCTCTCTTGCGGTCAGGCTGAAACGGAACAGGTCGGCGCGGGTAATCAGGCTCGGCACCGGGGCGGTGAGGCGCAGAAGCGCCGCCGGGGCCACGATCTCGATGGGATCGCCATCACCGGGCGCGGCGCGAAGCCGCGGCACCAGCTGAAGCGTGGCACGGCCGGAATAATCCGGCAGCACATCGGCGGTGAGCTGGTGGAGCCGCGTCGCATCATCCGTTCCAAGCGAGATGAGATCGCCGGTCCGGAGCGTGGGCAGGGACGGCACCCAGCCTTCGGTCATCAGCGCATTGCCGCTCTGGAACCCGCCAGCGACCACCGGCGCACCGAAGCTCCCCGCCTGCAGCACCGAGGGGTCGCGGAAGAGGAAGCACCCGCGCATTCCGCCGAGCGCCGCGAAGAAGGCCGAGAGCCGGCGGCCGTCGCGGCCGGGGCGCTGCGCGATCTCGATCGTGTAGTCCCACCATTCACCGCCCCAGTCCTGGACCTGTTCGGTGCCGGTGAAGGGCGAGGTGGCGACCGCCGTGGCGGTGACGAGACGGCGCTCGAGACGGGTGACGAGCGTCAGCGGCAGTTCGGGGATCATGGTTCCAGTCCGTTAGTCTCAAAGCGCCTGGCCGCGGCGCCGGCCATCGGCGACGCTGGCTTTCGCGAGCCGGGCGATCTCGGGGATCGCGGCGCGCAGCTTGGCGTCGATCGCTTCGGCGACGCCTGCCTGCGCGCCGCGGGCATCGATGCTGATGCTGACGCCGCCGCTGCCGGCGCCCGATCCGAGCCCGCGTGCCACTTCGGCCCGCGACAGCACCCGCTCGCCGCGCTGCAGGATCGCCGGCACCTCGTCAGGGCGGAGCCCGGCCCAGCCGCCGGCATGGAGCCGCGGCGCGCCGGCGAAGACGAGTGCCGGCACCCTGCGTCCGGGGCCCGGCGATCCGACCATGCCGCCGGCATGATGGACCGGCGCGAAGATCCCGCCGAAGGCGCCCGAGAGCCAGCCGGCGAGCGGCCCCAGCACCGAGTTCCGGAACGCCAGCGTCGCGAGATCGGCAAGCATCGAGGCGACGAGCCCCTTGAAGTCGAGCTTGCCGGTGGTGACGAAGGTCCGGAAGGCGCCCTCGGCCGAGCGGAAGGCACCGGTCAGTGTCTCACCGAGCCCCTTGCCCCAGTCCATCGCCTCCTTAGCGTAAGCGGCGAGCGAGTCGGTGACGGCCCGCCAGCCCGTGGCGGCTGCCTCTGCTGCGGATTTCGCGGAAGCCCCGGCACCCGCCGCCGCGCGACCGGCCGCATCGAAAGCCTCCGTCACCTCATCCGCGGCGGTGCCGGTCGCGGCAAGCGCCTCTTTGGCGCCAGTGCCGCCGGCGTTGATCGCCGCCGTCAGGGCCTGCCAGCTCGCGAGCGGCCGGGTAGCGGCCTCGGCCAGGATGCCGGCGGCTTCGCGATAGCCCTCGGCCCGGGCCCGGGCTTCGTCTTCCAATCCGCCGAAGAGATCCGGCGGCGCGATATAGGTCTGTTCGAGCGCTGCCGCTAAGGCCTCGGCCGCCGCCGTGCCGGCCGCCGTTGCGGCGCCCGCGAAGGGGTTGTCGATGCGGCCGAGATCGACGGCGTCCAGCGTGCCGATCCGCACCCCGCCTTCGCCCACCGCCCAGTCCGGCAGCAGCGCCAGCGCGGCATTGAGCCCCTCGATGAAGCGGTTGATCCGTGTGACGACACCGTTCAGCATCGCCTCGACGCCGGAGATCAGCCCATTGGCCGCCCCATAGGCGAAGTCGCCGATCGCGGTGGGGAGCCGGGTCCAGATCGCCACGGCACCGTCAAACGCGCCCTGGAAGATGGCCGCGCTGCGATCGCCGAAGGTGAAGACACCGGCAATGGCACCGTCGAGCGTCGCGAAGGCTGCGGCCTTCAGCCCATCCCAGCCGGCGGCCATGTGGGCCAGCGCCGCATCGAGCGCGAGCCCGACCCGCGACCAGACCTCGCTCACAAGATCGCCGAGAAGCGCCATTGCATTGCCGAAGCCACCCGCACCGGCAACCAACCGGCCGAACTGGTAGACGAGCTCCCCCGCACCGACGATCAGCGCCCCGATGCCGGTGCGGATGAGTGCACTGCGCAGAACCACGAGCGCGGTGGCGAGCCCGCGCACCGAGAGCGCGGCCACCGCAAGACCCGCGACCCAGCGTCCGGCAAGGAAGGTGGCGAAGCTCGCGGCATAGGCCGCCAGGCGCCCGACCTGGTCGAAGAGCCCGCGGATCGCCATCCCGAGCGGGCCGCTGCGGCTGGCGACGACCGCCATCGCGTTCGCCACCGCTTCGAGCGCCGGCGCCGCGGCGACAGCGAGCTGGTACGCGAGGCCCTTCCAGATCAGCCCCAGCCGAGAGATCGCGTCATTCGTCCGCTCGATCTGCTCGGCATCGGCTTCCGAGACCACGACGCCAAAGGCGCGCACGTCCTCCGTCGCCTGGCGTAGGGTGGCGCTGTCGATCCGGCTCATGGCGATCGAACCCTCCTCGCCGAAGAGCTGGCCCGCGACGGCGGCGCGCTCGGCTACGGGCACGAAGGCCTCGATCGCCGCGTTGATCGCACCGACCCGCGCATCGAGCGGCAGGGCGATCAGCTCCGCCGCCGAGAGCCCGAGCCGCTTGAGCGCGTCCGCCGCGGGACCTGTGCCCGAGGCCGCCTGGCTCAGGCGGCGCGTGAGATCCTTGGTCGCCTGTTCGATGCCGGACATCGACACGCCCGCGAGTTCCCCGGCGCGCTCCAGGGTCTGGATCGAGGCCACCGTGGTACTGAGCGACTGCGCGAGCTTGGCCTGCGCGTCGACGCTCGCGAGCCCCGAGCGCACCATCGCGACGCCAGCCGCCGTGGCAGCGGCCACCGCGGCAGCCGCGGCGATGCCGACCCGTCGTGAGAAAGCCGCAAGCCGGGCGTTCGCCGCCTCCATCTCGCGCCCCAACCGGCCAAAGCCGCGGGCGCCGGCCTCGCCGACACCTTCGAGCTCGGCGCGGACCTGGCGGCCACCCACCGCGGCGAGGCGAACGGAGACGCGTTTTTCAGCCATGGTCAGGCTCCTTGCATTCACCGCAATGGCGTCTTACGTTTTGCCTATCGATCATTGAGGCGTATGAACATGGCCGAGACCGCGACCCTGTCCACGAAGTTCCAGATCTCGATCCCGAAGGCGATCCGCACCGCCCAGCACTGGGAGGCGGGGCTCACCTTCGCCTTCATTCCGAAGGGCACGGGCGTGCTCCTGGTTCCCGTCCCGAAGCGGCAGAGCCTGAAGGGGCTCGCGAAGGGCGCTAAGGCGGACGACTACCGCGACCGCTCGGACCGCGTCTGATGATCCTCGTCGACACCTCGGCCTGGATCGAATGGCTCATCGGTTCCGCGACCGGCGAGCAGATCGCTGACCGGCTGCCCGAACAGGCCGACTGGCTGGTGCCGACCATGGTGCAGCTCGAACTCGCCAAATGGCTCACCCGCGAGGTCGGCGAGGACAAGGCCGACCAGGTCATCGCCTTCACCCAGGTCTGCCAAGTCGTGGAGCTCGACACCGCGATCGCGCTCGGCGCCGCCGAGGCCTGCCGCGAGCACCGGCTTGCCACGGCCGACGCGATCATCTTCGCGACGGCGCGGGCCCGGGGCGCCACGCTCCTGACCTGTGACAGTCATTTCGAAGGCCTGCCCGGGGTGACGCTGATCGAGAAGGTCAGGAGCTGAAGGATCCCGCACCCGATGCCGCCATTTGTTCGTTGAGCTTCGCGACCATCACCGCCTCGAGGACGGGCAGAAGCTCGGCCGCCGCAACGGCTGGCACGCCCAGCGCCTGCGCCATGGACAGCGCCGCGCCCATGTCCCAGCCGATGACCGCCCCGGGCAGCACACGGAGCTGGCCACCGAGACGGCCGACCAGATCCCAGACCTGCCAGCCCTCGAGCGTAAGCGGTCGGTTCAGCCGTGACGGGCAGTCCGGGCACGGCCCCTGGCAGGCGTCGCAGTAGCGGTCGCCCCCGCCGAAGGACCACTCGGCGAGGGCGCGGAGACGTTTTTTTCCTGTTCCAGCAGCAGGCCCTTCGAGACATAGGTCAGCTGGAAGGCCTCGAAGATCGGCCAGATGTCTAGAGCCGCGTTGATCGCCCCGTAACTCGGCTCGATCGCGTTGCCGTCGGCATCACCGATGCCTTCCCAGGCGAGAATCGCCCGGCGCGCCAGCGCCTTGGCGAAGGCCACCGCGCGTTCCTCGTCGGAGGCCGTCTCGGGCAGGGCCTCGACGGCCGGATCGGCGCGCGTCGCCACCATCAGCGCGGTGGTCAGCGGCAGGAGCTGCAGTTTCAGCCCGGGCAGGAGTGTGTGCCAGGAAGGCACAGCAGAGAGGTTGAGACGGATCATGATCTTGCCTTGTCGTGGTTGGCGCGTAACGTCGGCGCGGGTGTCATCGTCTCGCCGAGAAGGTTGTCCTCGATCGCGCGCAGCACCGTGCGGACCTTGGACTGGATACTGGTCCCGGCGGTTCCGAAGACGAAGTCGACGGCGATCTGCTCGAGCCCGAACTCGGTGAAGTAGTTGTAGAGCGTGGTGCCGGCACCGTCCTTCACGATGCCGCGGAGCGCGTTCATCTCCATGTATTCCCGGGTCTGGCCTCGGGTGTGGGGGCCGCTTGCGCTGATGCTGATGTGCCCGCCGCGATGGGGGTTTGTTCCGGTGCCGGTGCAGGCTTGGGGGCGGCGGCCGCGGTAGGTGCAGTCTCGGTCGGTGCAATCGCGGCCGGTGCCGTCGGAAGCGGCAGCGCCACCGCCGGGGTGGTGGGCGGCGTTTCAGCCAGCGTTTCGGTCAGAGGCTCGGCGGGGCTGGTGGTCATCAGGGGACCCTTTCTGGGGCTGGGGGTGATGCCGCGGGACGCGGCGGCGAAGGCGCGGAAGGCGGTGACGGGATCGGCCAGTTCGTCAGCGAGACCGACGGCCACGGCCTCGGCGCCGTGGAAGACCGCGGCCTCAGTCGCGAGCGCGGCCGCCTGGCTCAGGCGGGGCCCGCGCCCCGCGGCGACGGTCTCGGCGAAGAGGAAGCGGACGATCTCGAGCTCGCGCTGGATCCGCCCGCGCACGGGCTCGGGGAGCGGCGCATAGGGATTGGCGTCGATCTTGTGGGCGCCAGCATGGATGAGGCTCACCGCCACGCCCTCCCGGTCGAGCGCCGCGCTCCGGTCGCTGTGGATCGCGAGGACCCCGATGCTGCCGACGGCACCGGTGCGGGGCAGGATGATGCGGTCGGCCTGAGAGGCGAGCGCATAGCCGGCCGAGAGCGCGTGTTCGGCGACGAAGGCCTGCACGGGTTTGACCTGCCGCGCGGCCCGAATGCGGTCGGCAAGGTCAAAGGCGCCGGCCACCTCGCCGCCGAAGCTGTCGATGTCGAGGGCGATACCGCGGATCGCCGGATCGGAGAGGGCCGCCTGCAGCTGCGCCGCGAGACCCTCATAGGAGGTCAGGCCCGAGGACTGGCCGATCCAGGCGCCGCGATGGACGAGGGTGCCGGCGATTTCGATCACCGCGATCCCGTCGGTGACCGCGAAGGGCTGGCTGTCGTTTCGCGCGTCGCGGCGCGTCAGGTCGCCGCCGAAGAGCGAGGCGCGGGCGGGGCGGGTGGCGATAACCTGGTCCGCAGCCGCGGTCTCAACTCCCGCGACGCTGATCCCGGACCCGGTAATCCGGGGCCCGAGGCCGGCGAGAAAGGCCAGCGCCTTGGCGGGCTCGACCATGAGGGGTGTGTTGAAGACCCGCTGGGCAATCTGGGCGTGGTGCATCAGGTCTCCTCCCCGGGACGCGGCTCCCGTTCCTCGTCATCTTCCTCGTCGGTTTCTTCGGCCGGGTCGGATTCTTCTGCTGTGCTGGCCGGCTTCTCGCCCGCGGCCGCCTGTCCCGCGCCCTTCGCCGGCGATCCCGGCCGCCGGAAGTCGAGGCCAAGCGCCGCCTCGCGCCTCCGTTCCGCGGCGATCTCCCGGTCGACCTGCTCGGCATCAAAGCCGCGCTCGGAGATCGCCTGGCTGCGGGACTTCAGCCCCGCCTCGATCTGCAGGATCTCGGCCGATGCGTCCTTGGCCGGGTCGATCCAGTCCCATTTTGTCGGCAACCAGTCGCAGACGAGACAGGCGCGCCGGTCCTTGGCGTAACCGGGCAGGTCGAGCGCGCCCGCCAGCACCGCGACATCCATCCAGCGCGTCCAGACCGCCCGGCAGAGCTGGTAGACCATGACCGAATGCTGGACGGCCGAGATGCGGCGGCGGAAGTCGACCAACGCAATCCGCGTGTTCGAGAAGTTGCCCCGCGCGGTGTCGCCGGTCAGATACCCATAGGGCACGCCCAAAGCCGCACCGATCTGCAGGAGTGTGCGGTACTGGAAGGGCTCGTAGGTCGAGCCGGAATCCGGCGTCGCCGGCGTGGTGACATCCTCGCCCGGATCGAGGCGGACCACCTGGCCCGGCTCGACCTCGAGATCCTCCTCGGCCGGGTCGAGCGCGGTCTCCGGGGCGGGCGAGGTGATGAACATCGCAAACATCGCCGCGGTCTTTTTCCGCTCGAGCTCGGCGTCGCCATAGAGATCGAGGGTGAAGAGTTTGACGATGGCGGCTGCGAAGCGCGACACGCCCCTGAGCTGGCCGGCCTCCACAGGGTCGAGGATGTGGATCACCTCGGAGGCCGGAACCCGGACGGTCTCGCCGGAAAGCCCCGGATCGGTCAGGTCGCCCGGATGACGGCGGAGGAAGTGATAGGCGGTGCGGCGGCCGATGCCATCGAACTCGATGCCGGCTCGGATCGACCCCGCGCCGGGCAGGGCGCGGTTCAGATCGAGGGGCAGCATTTCCGAGGGCAGCATCTGCAGCTGCATCGGCACGGTGAGCCCATCTTCGGGCCGCCGGGTACGGATGCGCAGGAAGACCTCACCCGCCAGAAACACCTCGCGGGCCGCCCGGCGCTGCAGACCGAAGAAGTCGGTCAGACCCTCGGCATCCGCCTCGTCGGTCCAGGCAAGCCAGAGCTTCTGAAGCTCCTCCTTCTTGCCGGGATCGGCGATTTTCGACGAGGGCTTGATCCCGTCACCGACGACATGGTTCGCAAAGGCGTCGACCGCATTCGCGGCATAGCCGTTGTTCCGGACCAGCCAGCGGGCCCGGGCGGTGATGGTTTCGCCGGAGGCCGCGATCAGCGTGTTGACATGCGCCCGACTGGCGCGGAAGCCACGCATCCGGCGGTGCGACTGCGCCGCGTCAAACCCGCCGATGATCGATCCAAGCCGGGCGCGGAAGGCGTCGAACACCATGGTCACAGGCCCTTGGTCGCGACCGTGCCCCAGCGACGCCGGCGCGCTGGGGTGCCGCCGAGGGCTGCGATGCGGATCTCGAGATCGCGGATGGCGGCGGCGAGTTCGGCGTCCGAGCCGTAGGTCACGGTCTTGCCGTCATAGCTGACGCTGCGCAGCCCCGCGTAGCGCGCCTCCTGCAGCGCGGTGAGCAGCACCCGCATCCGGTCGAGATCCATCAGTCCCTCATGAAGTTCGGCGTATAAGTCCGGCGTTTGCGCCGCGGCGTGGTCAGGGTTCCGGCCCTGGGCTGGGCCGGGTCGGGCGTCCGGGGTTCGGTCGGCACGGCAGCGGGCATCCGGGTCTCCACCCCGGCCTGCGCCTCGAGCCGCCGCCAGGTAGCCTCGTCCCAGCGGTCGGCACCGAGGATCCAGGCCGCGGCACGGGCATAGACCCGGCAATCCAGCGCCTCGTTCCGCTCGCGCATCTTCTGCCATTCCTGCCGGGCAAAGCCGCGCTTGTTGCGGATCGTCACCAGCTGTTCGGCCACCAGCTGCTTCAGCCATTCGGTGTCCGCCCAGCCGGGTAGGTGGATGGTGCCGGGGGCATCAGTCACACCGGCAGTCCGGTCTTCGTCACTCGGCCGCTCGATCCGCAGAAACCGGTAAGTTTCCGTCTTGAACGTGGCCGTGGCCACCGACCACAGCCGGGCGCCGCGGCGCAGGCGGCGGCCAGCCAAGGTCGCGTCGACGAAGGTCGGGCCCGAGACCGGCGCGGCGCGGTTGAACCCTTCGAGGCCTTTCAGGGGTGCCACCTGCTCGAAGCTCAGTTTCCGCGACCAGGCATAGACGGCCGCGGCCTCGTAGCCCGTGTCGATGCCGAGCCGCGCCACGGTGATGAAGGCGCCGTTCGCGTGCTGCCAGGACCGGCCGAGGAGGGCGGCCAGCTTGTCCCAGGCGGCCGGATCGTCAGGCCCGCCCGGGATGACCACATGATCGACGAGCCAGCTTTCCATCCCCCGTCCCCAGGCCCAGCTGTCGACCTCGATGCGGTCCTTCTGCACATCGGCCCCGGCCGTCAGGAACAGCCCGCCCGCTGGCACGGTGCCGGGCTTCCAGGCTTCGCGCCGATCCGCCAGCCGCTGCCATTCCGGCGCGTCGCCGCTTTCGACCCACGTTTCCCCGAGCAGCGTGTTGCGCGCGGCGCGCAGCATCTCTTCCGAGCCCTGCGCCGCCAGCCATTCGCGGGCGATCTCGCCCCAGCTTTTCCAGCCCAGTGGCGAATAGAGGGCCGAGAGGTGGAAACCGATCGACTGTGGATCGGCGGACACTGCCGTGGCCCGCCATTCACCTTTGGCCAGCATCCCGGTCTTGTGATGTTCGGCGATCGGCCGCTCGCACCCCTCGCAAGCATAGGCCGCCGTCTCGGGCTTCCGCTTTGCCCAGCGCAGCCGGTCGAACTGCAGCCACTGCATGGTTCCGCAATGCGGGCAGGGCACGAAATAGCGCCGCTGGTCGGAAGCCTCGAACTCCCGCTCGATCCGGCTCAGCCCCCGGATCGTCGGGGTCGAGACCATGAACACCTTGCGCCGGTGCGAGAAGGTGGTGGTGCGGGCCTCGGCCAGCGTGACCGGGTCGCCCTCCTCGTCGGCCGAGGCCGGATAGGCGTCGACCTCGTCGAGGAAGACATAACGCGCGGGCATCGAGCGCAGACCGGTGGCGGAATTCGCGCCGGTCAGGACCAGGATGCCGCCGGGAAATTCCTTCGACAGCATCGAATTGCCGGCGTCGCGCGAGCGGGCCGGACTGACCCGTTCGCGCAGAGCCGGGCTATCCGCGATCAGCGGGTCGATCCGGCCGCGCGAGGAGCGCTTCGCCATCTCGACCGTCGGCAGCACCGCCAGCATCGGGCCCGGCGCGTGATGGATCACGAAGCCGATCCAGTTGTTCCCGGCCTCGGTTGCGCCGACCTGTGCGGCCTTCATGAAGGAGATCCGCTGCGCCGGATGGCCGGGCGAGAGCGCATCCATGATCTCGCGCAGGTAGGGTGTGCGGTCGGTGCGATAACGCCCCGGCTCGGCTGCGCCGCGCGACGACAGCCAGCGATGCTGATCTGCCCATTCCGAAACCGTCAGGTTCGGATCGGGGCGCAGGCCCTGACGCCAGACCCTGAGCAGGTCCTCGGCCCCGTCAAACCCGAGGTCGAGACCCTCGGTCAGGTCATTGTCGGTCAGATCATCGTCATCCGAGGGAAACCCGGAGGTCGGCGAGGGCGTCGAGCTGTTGGCGGACATGGGCTTCCAGCACCCTCTGCAGCACCGCGGTGCCGATCGTCACCGATGCCCCGGTCTCCCGTTCCACCTCCGCCATGATTTCGGCCGCCATCAGCGCCGCCACCCGCCCGGGCCAGGTCACCCAGTGATCCCGCGCCTCGCGTGCCAGTCGGAACACCAGCGTCTCGGCGCGCGCCCGATCGACGAGCGCGCCCTTCTTCTTCTGGATCGCAAGCTGGCGTTCCTGCGCCTGGTAGACCGTGAGCGCGGTGCGGGCCTTGAGGTAAGAGGTCGTGTCGCCCGGGGCGCTTGCCAGCCCATCCCCACCCAGGGACCGGCGCTGCTGGTCAGGGTCCGTCATCTCGGCCCGCCGCACATCCGAGGCTGCGGCGTTGATCGACCCGTCGTCATGGACCACCAGCCGCCCGTTCTTGCGCGCCTTCTGCACCCCGCCGCGCGACAGGCCGGAATGCGCCGCATACTCGCGCTCGCTCATGCCTTTCATGGCGCGGATAATCCGATCAAGCTGATGATATCGCTTGGTATTCAGTTGATTGGAGGGCGCGGCAGAGCGAATCTCATCGCAAGGAAACGATGCAACTCACTTGAGGAACCCCGCCATGACCACCCGCCGCGCCACCGACAATTCCAAAGCCCTCGACGCCTTCATCGCCGCCAAGGTCGAGATCGACACCATGCTGGAGCGCCTGAAGGCCCTCAGCGACGACCACTTCGAGACCCATCCCGACGACATCCATTGGGGCCACGTCGGGACACTGAAGCACTACGCAGGCCTGCTGCGCCAGATCACCGACAGCGCCTTCAAGGAAGGCGAACACGCCGCCTGACGCGCCCACACGGCGCAACGGCCGCCCCGTCCGACGACGGGGCTTGCCTCCGTAGAAGGCGCGCACTGCGCGCGCCCAAGCGCCCGGAGGCCCCGATGACCACCCCGTCTGACACCCAATCCCTGATCCTGTCCCGGGCCGCGAACCGGCCGGGCAACCTCGCCCTGCCGCTGCCCGAGGGGCTGGTCGGCGCCGCCGCCAAGATGGTGGTCGGCAAGATGATCGCCCGCGGCTGGCTCGAGGAGGTCGAGGCCAACCTTCGCCGCGGCGAGCCGATGTGGCGCGAGACCGGCGACGGTCACGGCACCACGCTGATCGCCACCGAGGCCGGGCTGGAAGCCATCGGGATCGATCCTCTGGCGGCCAGCGCCGTCGCCAGCGCGCGGAAGGCGAAGCCGAAGCCGGAACCGATGCAGATGCCCGACGACACCGCCACCGTGAAACCCGTCGCCATCCGCGCTGGCACCAAGCAGGCGCAGATCATCGCCATGCTCCAGCGCCCCGAGGGAGCGACGGTCAACGAGATGGTCGAGGCCACCGGATGGTTGGCGCACACGGTCAGGGGCTCGATCTCTGGTGCCCTGAAGAAAAAGCTGGGTCTGCCCATCGGTGCAGAGAAGGTCGAGGGCAGGGGGACGGTGTACCGGCTCCCCGACGGTAGCTGATCGATCAGCAGTAGTCGTCCATGCAGTCGTCGTAGCTGTCGCCGGTCAGTTCACAGAAAGTCTTGAGGGCCCCCTGCAGGGTAAAATACTGGTGTTCGCTGCGGTGGTAGAAGAATTCGCCGCGGACACCGACATGCGCGACCGCCCAGTCCTTGATCGCATTGTCGCTAGGATCGTGCGTAAGGACCACGAGGCTGTCCTCGGTCATGCCATGTTGCACGACCAAACTCTGGTAGAGATGGTTTCGTGCGAAAACACGGCCAAACTTCAGGTTTTCACCGTAGCGTTCGAGCGCATCCTCTGTCACCGCCTCCGGGCAAAGAGGGAATTCTGTCGGCACCTTCCATTTGACCTGCACAACAGACGGCGTCAGCGACTCATATTCTTCCGGCGGTGGTTCATAGCTTGCCCGCTCTCTTGTCCCATAAAGCCACTCGCCCAGCGCGCCACCGCTTGGGACAGAACCGCTCTTTGCCCATTCCTGCAAACGTGCTTTTGCGGCTGCCGCCTCGTCCTTCGACAAGGTGCGCATCCAGGATATGTCGGGAAACACCTTATCGGTCTGGACCCGGTTGGGGGCAGCGAAGAAGGCTTCAATCGAGCCGTAGACCAGTTCGATGCGCCGAGCAGAGATTTCGTTGAGCAGGACGTTTTCCAGCCGCGTGACCCACCGCAGGTTTTCCGGTCGATTGTTTGCCCTGTTAGTGTCGATGTGATCAACGACATGACGGTCGGTGGGCGGCTCGCCGTGAAAAGCCCAGCAGACGATCCGATGGACGGGCACGCCGCTCAGATACATGTAGCCAGTCGACAACCCCTGCCGCCCAAAGGTCCATTGGTCATCAAGCGGTCTGGTCTTCTGCCGTTTCTGGGGCAGACGATGCGCACAACCATTGTCTCGAACCCGATACCGCTCGCCCCGGTATTCGACCTCCACCTCGCGTTCAAAGATATCAATGAGTTGGTCGGCTTTGCCGGGGGACGAAAGGGAAGGGCTACGCATCAACTGCTCCGGCGAAATTCGACCAATCAAGTACCGAAGGCGGTAGGCCGATTTCCTATTCACCTTCTGGGCGAACATTCGCAAGTTCGGGCCAACTGGTCAATCGCGGCTGGCCTTCCGCCTCGTCGCCATCTCCCACCTCCGCACGGCGACGTCGCAATAGACCGGGTCCAGTTCCACTGCA